AACGAAACAGGTGGTTCACAAACAATTCCAATAACAGTAACTTACGTTCAATAATAAAATACTATGGCAGTAATAAGAGACAATAGAGGAGCCCTTTTAGCAAGTAATATATCAAATTACTTAGCAAGTGCAGCAAACACAGCAGGTACTCCAGTAGATACTAACGAATTAGTTAGAATCGTAAACCAATTTTTAGGAACTGGTGAACAAATCAGTTCGGATATCACTACAATCACAAATGGTATCTATAAGAAATTTGGCACAATTGACAAAGTAACTAACAGAACCGAAATCGTAACTTCTGGAATATGGAGTGGTGATACAGGTTCATTAAATGTATTTTTCACATCATCAGCACAACAATCTGGTGTTAGTGGTAAATATTATTTAGATATATATAATGTTGCAACATCAAGTGATGCAGCTGAGGTTCAATTCTCAATTGCATATGGTGATATAAATGGATATGGTGCACCAACATTAACACAAAATGATACATCAAACTTAGAAACAAAAGCAACTTATAATCAATTTAAGAATGTTTTGTTAGATAGTTCTGATGCTTATTTTAGTGTTTATACTGGTTCAACTCCAAATGGATACAATTTGGAAAACTTCTATGCAATTAATGTAAATAGAGCTAGATACAAAGAAAGATTGGACCCAGGTAATTTTTCAATAGAATTATCAGGTTCAAAAGGTTCTTTGACACTTATCGATGATAGTGGTGGTTCCGATGAAAATGTAACAACTGCAGGTAGAGTTTATAATGTAGTAGAAGGAACATTAAATATTGGTTCTGCATTAACTTCAAGTATCACATCTTATTCTGATGTAACTTCAAGTCAAGGATATGGTTTATTCTATCCTGATATGGGAATTATATTATTAAACCCAACTGCATTACAAAACAGAGTTGATGTAAAATTAGCACCAGCCAATTCATCAATAACAAATATATATCATCAAAACAATGGTGCAAACTCTGGTTCAGTTGCATTATTAAATGCATTGAGTGCAGGTGCTGATTTCCAAATGAGAAGAACTGAGAATGTTTCTACATCTCATTATTTCGTAAGAGCAAACAATAGAGAGTTTAACTTCTCAAACAATCCAACATTCGTAACGGGTTCAGTTGGTGCATTTGTTCAACCATTATTTGAAAGAGACCCTAAAGTATACATTACAACTGTTGGTCTTTACGATGATGCAAATGAATTATTAGCAGTAGCTAAAGTTTCTAAACCAATTGAGAAATCATTTGATAAAGAAGTAGCTATTAAAGTTAAATTAGATTTCTAATCGGAGAATAAAATAAAAACTATTGACCCACCTTAATTTGGTGGGTTTTTGGTTTTAAGATATTTATATACGATATGTTAAAAAGAATACCAAAGTCGGATATTAGTATAAGACCTTTTAAGGCGTATAAAGAATGGTCGTTTGATAATGATACATCGGTTTCATCTTCCGTATTTATTTATAATGCATATACAGGTAGTGTTATAAATGATTATGCAACAGAAACTATTATCAATCCAATTGGTGAGGATATAGTATATTATCCAACATCTATATATGGTCAATTAAAGGCACAATTCTATAACAATAAAACAGAAGACCCAATTCTTAGAGTTGGATTTAAAAGTAATTTTTTTACTATTATAACAACCGCAAAAGAAAGAAATTTAGGTAATAAAGCCAAAGTTATATCAATACCACAAATTTATGTAGGTGATGGGATAAAAAAAGGTTCCGTTTCTTTAACCAATGGTTCAGAAATTTATTCAGATGATGGTTTTGGTAACCTACGTGGAAATGAGGCTGACCTCATATTGGAAAGTATAAATTTTAATAATAGTGAAATTAAATTTTTAGATTTAACCCAAGTATTAAATACTATTACTATTTTGGAAATAAATTATGATTCCAGTTTATTAACATTACAATATAATAGTATAATTTATAATTTAATTATTACAGAAGTCAACTTTGAAACCAATACATTAATTGTAGAAGATATACCATTTATAACATTTGACAATATACCATTTGGAAATATATTTTACAATCAAGGAATAATAGTATTAACAAAAAATGTAGATAACGTATTGACTTCAAGTTGGGAATTGAATTATAAATCAACTGAAACGATATATGAACACGAATATTTGTTAATTGCAAATGAGGATGAATTTAATGTGAGTCAAAATCCATCGGCAATAGTGGTAGTAAATCAAGAAACATCATCATTTATGACTACCGATTCTAAAGTTGTAAAAACTATTAATAATCCCGGAGTAAAATATATTCGTAAAAAATCAATATCAAATACCGGTGAAATATTAGATTATAGATTTGCATCAAATGTAAGTGCAAGTATAAAGGCTGGATTTGAACATTATGATTTAAGTGGTTCGGTAGATAGTACCGGTTCATTCTTAACACCATTTATTACTACTATTGGATTATATGATGAAAATTGTGATTTAGTAGCAGTTGCTAAATTACCACAACCAATTAAATCTTATCCAGACCTACCGGTAAATTTTATTGTCCGTTTTGATACATAATCAATATTTATATAAGTAAAACAAACAAATATGTCAAAAATTTTAGATTTATACAAATCTTCACAAAAAGATTTAGGAGTAGATAAAATCTCATTCACTGCATTTGAAAATGCAAAAACTCCATATACTACTAACGACTTTAAAAAGGCAGATGATAAAGTATTGACTGCAGAAAAATTAAAAGTTGGTAGAGCTGGTAGTTTAAATGAAAAAAGATACTCAGATACTATAGCCTCTTCAAAAACTAAATAATTTTAATGGCCAAAAAAGTTACAAAGAAAAGAAACAACTCTAAATGGGTTGCACAAAAGTATGGGTTTAAGTCTGGTTTAGAAGAATCCATATCATCTCAAATAGAAAGTAGAGGTATACCGGTAGAATATGAAACCGAAAAGGTTGAATATATCATACCAGCATCAACTCACAACTATCATCCTGATTTCAAACTACCAAATGGTATTAGAGTTGAAACAAAGGGTAGATTTGTTGCTGCAGACCGTAAAAAACACCAATTAGTAAAGGAACAAAACCCTAATTTGGACATTCGTTTCGTATTTTCCAATTCAAAGAACAAAATCAGCAAAAACTCTAAAACTACCTATGCAATGTGGTGTGAAAAGAACGGATTTAAATATGCCGACAAATTCATACCGGAAGATTGGTTTTTAGAGGAAAATAGACCTTAAAATATTTGGTAATATCAAATATTTTTCGTATATTTAGGGGGTGTTGAAGCAAAATGATAAGAATATAGTCGTATCTACTCTAACCGGTGTGTTAGGTAGTCATCTCACTCTAAAGGGGAATGAGTTAGCATTTTATTGTCCATTTTGTAATCATCACAAACCAAAACTACAAGTTAATACCGAAACCCAAAAGTGGCATTGTTGGACTTGTAATAGTGGTGGTAAGAAATTGACATCTCTATTAAAGAAATTGGATGTTGATAGAAAGACTATTTCAATTATTAGAGAAATCTACGGAGATAGTAATTATAATCCACAATTAGAGGATGCCGATACAAAGGTGTTCATTTCCCTACCGAAAGAATTTATTAGTCTTAGTGAAGTTCCTAAAGGGTTTAATCCTGAATATAAACATGCAATCAATTATCTAACTCAAAGAGGTATTACTGAAAAGGATATAATCAAATATAATATAGGATATTGTAAAGAAGGATTGTATGCAAGACGAGTAATTGTTCCATCATATAATTCCGATGGTTCATTGAATTACTTTGTTTCTCGTTCTTATTATCCAGAAGAGAAAATGAAATACAAAAACCCTCCAATCAGTAAAAATGTAATATGTTTAGACTCACAGGTTAATTGGAAAGAACCAATCATATTATGTGAAGGAGTATTTGATGCAATCACAATTAAGAGGAATGCAATACCTTTATTGGGTAAGTTTCCATCAAAAGAATTAGTCCAAAAGATATTTTTAAGTGGTGTTAGTGATATCATTATTTCATTGGATAACGATGCAATCAATGAAGCATTAAAAGCTGCAGAGTATTTTAGAA